TTAATGAACATCTTTAGACACTTAGCAAATTCTTCCTTGTATTCCTCTTCGTCTGAGTCGCCTTTGACGCAGTCTTTTATGGCTTTAATCATTCCATCTACTTCATGTTTATACTTTTCGTAATGACCATGACCATCATGATGTTTTTCCATCATTTCTTCGTTGTGCTCTTTACCTTCTTCGTAGGAGCCTTTGCCATTCTTTAGCTTTTCCATAATGGCGACCATAAGACCGCCTTTATCTTTTTTAGGACCCATCATAATCATTGTTAGACTCCTTAGCTAGCGCCAACACCTGGTTGTGCAGAGTTTTTAACAACGATCATTATTTGAAGAACATCACCACTTCTAATTTCAGCTATAGCACCGTCTTTATCTAGAGCAAAAAGCTTGATTACACCATCAGAGGATACAGTTTCAGCTTCTATTTGAAAACTTACTCCTCCACCTGTTGATATAGCAGCAGAGTCAGTAAGAAAACACTGCATAAATAAAAGAGAAGAATACTTATCTGCGTCTCCACCTGGAGTTCCTAAAGTAATATCATACTCTCCAACAGCAGTATCACTTATAGACTTGATTCCAACACTTTTATTTTCATCCAAAGTAGGATCTCCACCACTTCCAATAGTAGCAGTTAAAAACAAAAACTTAACTTCTTTATCTAAGGCTTGTAGCCTATTAAAACTTCTATTTGCCATTTTATTTCTCCTTTAGTCTGAGTGTCATACAACACGCAGCGTGACAAAAAAAGAGAAGCCCCGAAAGGCTTCCCCATTATTAATTATAATGCAATTCTTACGTTGTATCCAGGACCTCTACACCCTAACTGAGCATAGTAACCAACTCTAACTTCAACAGAGTCAGCAGAAGAATCCCTTAGGAACTTAAGTCCATCAGAGTCTAGAATCTTAGGAGCTTTACCAAGAGAGTAAAGTTTCCAAACATCCATTTGAAGCATAAAAGCTACGTTCTTAGGACAGTTTTGATCAGGTATTACCTTGATAGGACCTCTAGGACCGTGAATCAAGATACCTCTAAAACCAATCTCAGGACTTGCTTTAACGTCAACATAAGAAACTTTAGAACCTAAAGCTTTTTCTAGGTCAGCAAAGTTTGAGTAGTTCATGAAACAAACATCAGGCTTTCCACCTTCTCTAGCAACTCGTGAAGCAGCACCAATAAGAGCTTCTTCAAGAGGAAGAGATGAACCGTCAAATCTAATACCACCTAAACGAGTAGCATCTGAACTTCTGTTAACACCAAAGAAAGAGTCAGTAGAAGCTGGAGCAGATGATGGAAGCCAAGCACTTAACCCAGAAACTTTTCCATCTTTATCACCATCAACAAAAATAGCTTCTGTAGTGGTAGCACCTGAAGCAGCATTAAGAAGGATAACCCCTGTGTCTCTGTTGATAGTAGAAATTTCTTTGTTAGCTGTAGCTGTACCAAAGTTTAACTGCATACCAACTTCAAAGTTAGTAATGTCATCAACAGTAGCTAGAGTAACAGTATCGTTAGAAGCAGTAGTAGTAGCTAGTGAACCAACAACACCGATCTGACCTGAACCGTCTCCATAAAGAGCGATAGCAAGTGATCGAGTAGCAGATTCGATAGCTCCATCAATTTCAACAGTAGCAGCTTCCATGAATGCGTTTGCATTACCTTTAGAAGCTTCAATAGTTTCATTTTGGATAGAAGCTAAAGAATAGTCGGAAACTCTGGTAAGCAAAAATGCTTTTAACTGAGTATTAGTTTTGTTAGCTTGAGCATCAGCAAAAGTAGCTGAACGCCCTTGAGGTATTCCGTACTTGATAGGAAGCTTGAGGTTTTCACCACCAAAGTCTTCATACTTAGATACCATAGCGAGAAATGGATTATCTTTATAAACCATATTCTCAATTCTTTCATTTGTATAATGCTGCTTCAGAGCGGCAGCAAAAGTAGTCATATTAAGTGCCATTTTTAAACTCCTTTAAGTTTAGTAAATTAATTATTCCCATTTTAACATTTTGGCTGCAAGAGCCTTACTTTCATCATCCGATAGCTTTCTACCTACTCTTTCATTCGCCTGAGCAGACATGGCGTTCGACAGTGTTACTTGCGACTGTCTTGGGGACTCCTCTTGCTCAAAATCGTTCTCTATACCAAACTTAGAACGAAACTTACCTAGTTTAAAGATTTTTTCAGCTTCTTCTTCTAGGTAATTTTCAACGGCTTCGGCAGCTTCTTCTATGTCTAAGATTCTACCAGTGTCGTTGTAATGCTCCTCAATAACGTCATAAATAATATCATTTGCTTCGTTTGCTTTTATTAGTTCATACCTATCTGCATTAGATTCAACAAAGTCTTCTATCTCGTTTTGAAAACCTCTTTGAATATCATCATACCGTCTTTGTTCATCATTTTTTTCTTTTTCTATAAGTCTGTTTTCTAACTCTTCAAACTTCTTTTTATAATCACCTTCTAGTTCTTCACGCATTAATCGCATTTGCATTTCTGGAGTAAGTTTTCCATCATTTAATGCTAGCTCAGTTAATTTATCATAACTAAGACCCATATCCTCTAAGGCTCTAAGTGGATCTTTTTTCAACCTGTATTCTATCGGTAACTCTGGTTCCGGTTCAGGTTTTTTGTCAAAAGAGCCTAATCTCTCTTCTAACTCAGCTATGCGCTTGTCATATTCTGCTTCTTTTGCTCTAATTTCTTTTTCTCTTCTGCTCAAAGCAGCAAACTTACGTGAAAAATCATCACTTTTTTCAGGTTCTCTAGCTTCTTCTAATGACTGTTCAACTTCCTCAGACGCATCTAAGTCAGAATCTTGGTTCATTACAACATCATTTAGATGTTCGTGTGTGTTCTCCATTTTGGCTCCTTTAGCTTTTTGGGTGGTACCCGATCTACTGATCTACTATTGTATTCTTATTATATTTTATTCTATAACCTGTTGTTCGTCTACTACTTGTTCTTGTACCACTTCTTCCTGTGGTTGTCCTTGTTCACTTAAATCTATGGCTCCAGAAGTGAGTAAGTCCTGCTCTTGTGGAATATTTTCAGCTACTTCTGCTGCTGCTGTAGCTGCTCCTGCCGCTGCTAATTCTTGTGTTAGTTGTTGTGGATTAGGAACTTCTTCTTGTGCTCTCTCTAAAAGATTCTGACAGTCTTCCATAAACTGTCTTAGAAGCTCTAGTCTATCGTCTGGAGCACCTTGGACTTTGTATAATAAGTAAGCCTGTTGTGTTTTTCTCAGGCAGTTTTCAAGATTCTGATATGGTTCAGGAGGAAAGTATTCACCTTCATCCATCATCTTTTCTATAATTCTTTCTAAGTTTTTAGAATCAGCATTTAGTAAATTCATTGTAGATTCTAAGTCTGGAAAGTCTAGTAAACTTAGGGCATCTTGTTTATCTATGAAACCAGCAGCCAATAGGTCTTGAACGTCTGCTAGTCTGGCAGCAGGAGTGTTAGATAAAGCAGAGGTAGGAAATACTTGCATCATGTACTTATCTTTATCCATGTCTACATCTTTCCAACTAATACTTTCTACAAACTTACCATCTTTAGCTTTTACTTTAAACTCACCTTCTGCAAGGTATAAATCTCTAGCCATGTCTATCATAATCTCAGCAGCATCCATAAAAGTTTTTTCATATCGTTTAGCTACTGACATAAATCTTTCAGTCTCTAGATCGTTAAACTCTCTTAGAGCTTTACCTGAGTCTAGACCAGCAGGTTTTAGTGATTGAGCAGCTAGTTGAGAGATGCCTGATATTTCATAAGCTCTTTGATATAGACGATCTAGGTGAGAGAATAATTCACCTGGGATACCACCAAGAGGAGCGTATTGAGGAGGAGTTCCTGCATACTTAATAATCCCACCAATACGGTTGTTAAGGTGAGATGATACGATCTTAGAACTAGCTTCTACTAGTAACTTAGGAACACTGACAAGGTGCATTGATACTTGTATTGTTCTTAGTATTTTATTAATCTCTAGCTGAATACCTTGTAGCTGCTCTGCTAAACCTTGACCAAAGAAGCCAACAGGTCTGTCACCCCATCTAAAAAATACAAATGGGAAGTAATCTTTGTCATACTTTTCTTCAAAGAGAGTAGCACTAGAGATACAAATAGTATGCTTACCATCTTTTGCTTTTGGTCCAGATTTTAAGTGCCAAGACTCTACAACTTTTACCATGTCTTTATATGTAGATGATTGATAGTCTTG